TAATGTTGGAATTTTAGCCGATGCTACAAACTTTACTGACAGTATTTTAATAAGTCAAAACGCAAGTACAGGTACTTTATCAAGTGCTTCTAATAATACAGGCGTAGGTGATACTGCTTTTGCTTCTTTAACAAGTGGTAATGATAATGCAGGATTTGGTTTTAAAGCATTAACATTAAATACCACAGGAAGTGATAGCGTAGCAGTTGGAGCATATTCTTTACAAAGAAACACAACTGGTGCTTCTAATGTTGCAATTGGCTATGATTCTTTAGGTAATAACACAACAGCAGATAATAATGTAGCTGTTGGTAGAGAAGCTTTACAAGCAAATACTACAGGGTCTTTTAATGTTGGTATAGGTAAAGATGCACTAAAAGCTAATACTACTGCTGCTCAAAATACAGCAGTTGGTGGAGTAGCTTTAGCTGCCAATACAACAGGAGCTAATAATACAGGTTTAGGCACTTCTGCTTTAAATGCTAATACAACTGGTTCTTCTAATGTAGCAGTCGGAACAAACGCTTTAGTAGTAAATACTACTGCTAATTTTAACACAGCAGTTGGTAGAGATGCCTTGACAGCAAACACCACAGGTGCAGAAAATGTTGCCATAGGTGGTAATGCCTTAGATGCCAATACAACAGCTAGTTTTAATGTAGCTATTGGAACATCTGCGTTGGGTGCAAACACTACAGGAACTAATAATGTAATGGTTGGTACTAATGCTGGTGATGCTATTACTACATCTAATAATAATACAGGCGTTGGACATGATGTATTAGGTGCTAATACTTCTGGAGACCTTAATACAGCTATGGGTAGCACTGCTTTAAATACTAATACTACAGGTGCTAACAACACTGGTATTGGTTATGCAGCCTTAACAGCAAACACAACTGGTTCTAATCATGTTGCAGTCGGTACAAATGCTTTAGCTGCTAATACCACAGGTGTTCAAAATACAGCTTGTGGAGATAATGCTTTAGCAGCAAATACAGAGGGTAATACTAATGCTGGTTTTGGTATAGGTGCATTAGATGCAAATACTACAGGCAGTGATAATACTGCTTGTGGTGCTTATGCATTATCAACTGCTACAACAGCCTCAAACAATACAGGAGTTGGTAAATTTGCTTTATTTGCAAACACCACAGGTGCAGATAATGTAGCTGTAGGTTCTGGTGCTTTACAAGCAAATACTACAGCTTCAAATAATGTTGCAATCGGTAGAGTAGCTATGACTACTAATACAACAGGAGCAGGTAATGTTGCGGTAGGCTTGTCAGCCTTACGATTTAACACCACTGGAGCTAATTTAGTTGCTATCGGTAGCTCAGCTTTGATGGCAAACACCACCGCTAGTAATAACACAGCCGTAGGTGCTGCTGCATTAACAGCAAACACAACAGGTGGTGAACTTGCTGCTTTTGGATTATCTTCTCTACAAGCTAATACAACCGCTAGTTTTAATACAGCTTTTGGATCTAACACGTTGGTCTCTTGTACTACAGGAGCTTCAAATACTGCGGTTGGTCGTGCAGCTTTATTTTCTGCTACCACCACATCAAATAACACAGCAGTTGGTCAAAATGCTTTAATAGCACTTACCACAGGCAGTAATCATACTGGGGTGGGTCAAGCAGCCTTGTCAAGTATGACAACTAATAATTCTTGCACAGCAGTTGGTTATCAAGCAGGTCAAAGCGCAACTGGACCATTTAGTGTGTTTGTAGGTTCTATAGCAGGACACGATAATACAACAGGTCAAAGAAATACTTATGTAGGTTATGACTCGGGTCAGGGTAATACTAATGGAGATTTTAATGTTGCATTAGGTTTTGAAGCCACACATAATGACGGTGATAGTCGTTGTATAACATTAGGTACAGAGCTAACTGGTGCTGCTAACACATTTAGTTTTGGTAAATCTGGTAATGTTGTAAGTAATGTATTTACTTCTAACGCATCATTTAGTAGAAGTTCAGACTTACATAAAAAAACTAATATTAAACCGACTGATATAGGATTAAGTTTTATTAAAGAGCTAAAACCAGTAACATTTAATTGGAAAGATAGTTCAGAGTTTCCAGAAGGATACGCAGATAAAGACAAAGCAGAAATGGATACAGAAACAAATCTATATGGAATGATTGCACAAGATGTTAAAGCAGCATTAGATAAAGTTGGACATGAAAATTTTGGTGGTTGGTCACAAGAAGAAGATGGCTCACAAAGACTTTCACAAGAAATGTTTATTTATCCACTAATTAATGCAGTAAAAGAACTTTCTGCACAAGTAGAAGAATTAAAAACAAAATTAAACCAAGGAGAATAAAATGGCAGTAACAAAAACAATAACTGAATGTACACCTTATTTAAACTCGTCTAATAAAGTAGATAAATGGGATATACAAATGAAGTATGAAAATGATAGTGAAGGCGATAGCACTTACTATACATCTACTTTTAATATCACAGTCAATCAAACAGATACAGACGCAAGTGGTAATACAACTACCAATTTTACTTTAAAAGCTAAAAGTAGTTGGACTAACGCTAATTTAGTGGCTATATGTCCTGTATCGCACTGGGACGAGATATTTGCAAGTCAAGTAGATAGCGTTATAACTAACCCACCTACAGTTAGTACACCAGATAACGACTTTAACGTACCTAGTTAAAATGGCCCTGTTGCCCGTTACACCGCCCGCCGGCATAGTCAAAAATGGTACAGATTATGCAAACAAAGGTCGTTGGGTTGACGGGGATCTGATACGCTTTGAAAATGGTTTTTTAAAGCCTATAGGCGGTTGGTCAAAACTTATAGCAACAGCCTTAGACGGCGAGCCTATTGGTATGTATGCCTATGCAGATAATACAGGCGAATCTATTTTAGCTATAGGTACAAGACAAAAAGTATATGTTTTATATAAAAACTCCGTAGTCAACATAACACCATCTGGTTTTGTAAATGACGCTGCAAATGATCCACTTGGTTATGGTGCTTATCAATGGGGCGTTGAAGATTATGGTGACGCTCGTTCACAATCAGGTTTACCACTAGCATCTGGCCACTTTTCTTTTGACAACTGGGGTGAAGATTTAATATTTTGTTTTTCTGGTGATGGCAAAATCTACAAATGGAGACCGGTCTCAGGTGGTACAGCAGATACCATAGGAACAGTTGTCACAAATGCACCTACCGGCTGTCAGGCTATTGTTGTCACCAATGAAAGGCATTTAGTAGCAATAGGATCAGGTGGAGATCCAAGAAAAATATCATGGTCCGACAGAGAAGATCGTAATACTTGGACATCAAGCCCTACTAATACCGCTGGTGATCTACAAATACCTACAGGCGGTAGAGCCTTACTAGGTGTCAAATATCAAAATGATGTAATAATATTTAGTGATACTGGCATCAATAGAATGTATTATACAGGATCACCATTTGTTTATGGCATCTCAACGGCAGGCTCAAACTGTAAAGCAGTTAGTAGAAGATCAGTTGTTGCTACAGGCAACTTTTTATCTTGGATGGGTGAAAACTCATTTTTTATTTATGATGGTGCAGTAAGAGAAATACAATGTGATGTGCATGATTTTGTGTATGACAATCTAAATGTACCAGGCAGAAAGGCTTGCTGGGGTGGACATAATTCAAACTTCAATGAATTATGGTGGGGCTTTCCAGTTGGTAGCAGTCAATATTTACCAAACAAATATGTCATTTGGAACTACAGAGAAAACACATGGGCTATCGGATCTTTGGACAGAGGATGTTGGATAGACCAAGGCGTATTTGACTTTCCGATTGCTGGAGATTCAAGCGGTTTTATTTATCAACACGAATCTACCACATTAAACGCTTCGCCAAACTTGGGAACAAGTGTTCCATTTTGTACGACTGGCCCAATAGAACTAGGCAACGGCGATAACTATGTTCAGTGTAATCAAATAATACCAGACGAAGAAGCAAATACTTTGCCTGGTGTAACAATTAGTTTTAAAGGAAGGTTTACGCCACTTGGATCAGAAACAGATTTTGGTAGTTTTACATTTGAAAATGATGGCTATACAGACGCTAGATTTACTGCAAGACAAGTGCAAATGACAGTAACAGGCGGTACAACGCAAGATTTTCAGGTAGGCAACATCAGACTCAACTTGCGTAACAGAGGTAGAAGATAATGGATCTATCCTCACAACGACAGTATTTACAAAAAGCTGATAACGCAAAGGTATATCTAACAACTAATAGTGTCACTACTCTTTATACATCACCAACCGGCACTGCATTTGATTTTACTATCGTTGAGTCTATATTGGTTAACAACAATACATCTGGTCAAACAAACATAATTTTAACTTTGACTGATACATCAAGTAATGTATTTAGTTTGTATAACGAACACGTTATTGCAGCTGATACTACAGCAGAACTTTTATCAAAAAGTTTGGTGGTAAAAGCAGGCGAAATATTAAAAGTAACCGCTGCTGACGCAAACAAATTGTATGTCACAGCAAGTTTGATTGAGTATGCAAAAGGCGACTAATAAAGTAGTAGAACTAAAAACACAAGAAAAACAGCCTTGGGAACAAGAATGGGCCAGATGTAAGCCTTTTATTGAAAAAGCAGTAAAGTATCAAGATTCCTATACAATTAACGATATTGAAGATAAAATAAGATCAGGAATATTCCACTTATGGCCAGGCAAAAGGTCTGCTTATATAACAGAGTTTGTACTATATCCACAAGTAAAAGCGTTAAACCTTTTGTTTTGTGGTGGTGACTATAAAGAATTAGAACAAATGTTGCCGTCAATAGAATCATTTGCAAAGGCAGCTGGTATAAAAAGACTTTATGGTGGCGGTAGAAAAGGATGGATTAGAAAAATAAAACATCTTGGATTTGAAACAGAATATTTAATTAGAAAAGACTTATGAGCAAAGGAAAAACCACAACAGTTCAGGAAGCTAGTTTACCAGCCTTCCAGGAAGCACAGTTTCAAGAATTATTTAGCAGAGCCAGAGGACTCTCACAACAGCCATTCATACCTTATACAGGCCCAATGGTCGCTGGATTCAATCCAGATCAACTGAGGCAGTTTCAGGCGACAAGAGGACTATTTGAATCTGGTATGGCGTTTGATCCTACGCAAGCCCTACAAGGACTAGCACAACAACAAAGACCTATGACAGGTCAAGTAGGATCATTACTTACTGCGCCGATAGAACAATATCAATCGCCGTTTCAACAACAAGTCATAGATCAAGCGCTAGGCGATATACAAAGACAGGCAGATATAGCGCGTGGTGGCGCGCAGGATAGAGCAATCAGGGCTGGCGCGTTTGGTGGCTCACGATCTGCAATACTAGAATCAGAATCACAAAGACCATTTATTGAAGCACAGGCAAGAACAGCAGCAAACTTACGACAAGCTGGTTTTGAGCAAGCGCAGAGGGCGGCGGAAAGCGATCTAGCAAGACAACAACAATTGGCTATGTTTGCCCCACAACTTGAACTAAGAGCAAGACAGCAACAAGCTGGTTTGCTTGGTGGTTTACAAGGATCACAACTACAAAACCTTGGTTTGTTAAGTGGTATTGGACGACAACAACAACTGCTACAACAAGCAGGTATAGACGCTGCAAGAGGCGAGTTCCAAAGAGCGCTAGGTTATGGACCACAACAATTAAGTTTATTACA